TCTCAAAGGTGCCCAAATAGGAAAAACTCGTGCCGAAAAAGACAAAGCAATGGCTGATGCTGCTATTAAAGGCTCTAAGGTGCCTGCTCACAAATTCCTCGAAAAAGTCGGAAATCAATTCTTCCAAGAAGTCGGAAAATTCTGGGACAAAATAGACCCAATCCACAATTCGGCAAAAGAGCTAAAACGAAACTCATATTCAAAATAGGTGATCAACAATGGCAAAACCAAAGTTTAAAACAGCATACGACGCCTACGAGCGTCGGCCCAAAAACTTCCTCGGCGATAACGCCATATCAATGACAGAACAGAGTCACAAGGAAGAATGCGACGTCAATAACATCGTCGAAAAATATCAACGAACCGGCGTAATCGATCATCGATCGAAATACGAACCTCAATATGGATTCGCAAACTCGGCAGACTTGCAGACAGCCCTCAACACGATGCAAACAGCGGAAACAATGTTCAACGATCTACCTTCTAGCATTAGGGCTAAGTTTGATAACGCTCCAGGCGCTTTTCTGGACTTCGTACAGGATCCAGACAACCATCAAGAGATGTATGAAATGGGCTTGGCAAAAAGCCCTCCAGCGCCAAAAGAGACGCCTCCAGCGGCTCAAGAAACCCCGCCTCCGAATGGAGGTGAACCGGCTTAAACGGTGAATCCGACCAGTGCCCTACTTGATGTAACTGGTCGGACTGACACCAAAACAGTGTCAATCCACAAAACAAAAAAAAAACTGGTCAAGTAATGACCAAAAAAAACAACGATTTATAACCATTATGTATTGTAATCTACTACATTTCAGTGTTACAATAACCGTATGGATAAATCAATCATAGATAGAAACAAAATAGAATCTCAAATCGATCATATCGATGAGTATCTAGAAAAGCAGCGCAAGAATAATGCCAGGTTACGCACCAAGCGACACCGGCTAATCAAGCTGCTAAATGACCTCGATCAAATCGAGCTAAATATCACAGAAGGCGACTATCCAGGAGACCTATAACAATGAAAAGACGTTCAAAGATGAGCAAACGCCGCTCGCGCAAAAACTTCAAAAATGGGGCAGTCAAGACTCACAAATTCAACACCAGCCCCAGACCTATGCGAGGCGGCATCAGGCTCTAACAACCTTTTCTTGTAGACCCTCGGCCAACCAGGCCGAAAAGAAACGAAACAATTAAAACTGAGCGCGCGGAGCGCTCAGGGGGAAAACCCTTGTGCCCTGTTACAAGCCAATCCAAGGCTATAGAAGCAAGACTACGGAAGAATCAGGAAAACGAAAAATCGTATTTTCTACACAGGCAGGCTATTCGGATCAACCTATCCAAGTGCCCTGTGGCCAATGTATCGGCTGCCGTCTGGAACGCTCACGTCAATGGGCTATGCGATGCGTTCACGAAGCCACCCAACACCAGGACAATTGCTTCATCACCCTTACTTATAACAACGACCATCTACCCAAAGATCGGAGCCTGGATCTAGAACACTACCAACTATTCATGAAACGGCTCAGAAAACACGCCGCCAAAGAAAACCACAGAGTCAGATACTTCCACTGTGGGGAATACGGAGAGAAATACAATCGTCCACATTATCATGCCATCCTGTTTGGCTATGACTTTCCGGATAAAAAATTATGGAAAGAAAAAGCAGAGACCAAACTATACCAGTCAGAAATACTAGCAAAATTATGGGGTAAAGGATTTTGCTCCATAGGGGATGTAACCTTCGAATCAGCCGCTTATGTAGCGCGCTACGTACTAAAGAAAATAACAGGCGACGAAGCGGAGAACCACTATCGGTATACAGACGAACTAACAGGCGAATCATTCCAAATAACTCCTGAATACACAACCATGTCCACAAACCCAGGTTTAGGAAAATCCTGGTATGAAAAATACAAGGCAGATGCCTACCCCAAAGACTTTGTAACCATCAGAGGCAAAAGGCTTAAACCACCCAAATATTACGATAGTCAATTAGAACAAGAATGCGAGCAAACATACGAAAGAGTAAAAGCAAAAAGGCGCAATACAGCCAGGAGGAGAAAACAAGATCAAACAAGAGAAAGACTAGCAGACAGAGAAAAAGTCAAAACAAGACAAGCAGAATATTTAATCAGAGAACTAGAGGTAACACAAAAATGATACTACAAATCTTTACAGTATATGACATAAAAGCGCGTGCATATCTACCGCCCTTTTTTGTACCATCAATAGACGTGGCAAAACGTACCTTTCTCGATGCAGCATTAGAAACAGATCATCAATTCGGCAAACATCCAGAAGATTACAACCTTATGCATCTCGGACAATTCAACGACGAAAACGGAACCTTCAACATCTTAGAATCAAAAGTTAGTCTAGGCTTAGCGATAGAACACAAGGCAGCCTATGAAAACTTCCTGGAAGTAGCTAAAAAGAATCAACAATTAACAGAGGAAAATCAGCAATGAAGTCAGTAATGACACACAAATTCAGCGAAGTACCCAAGGCAGAAATACCGCGATCATCATTCGATAGATCACACGGCCTGAAAACAACCTTCGACGCTGGATACCTCATCCCAATATACGTAGATGAAGCTCTCCCGGGCGATACATTCAACATGAACATGACGGGCTTCGCGCGGCTCGCCACACCGATCAACCCAATAATGGATAATATGTTCATGGACACGCAATTTTTTGCGGTTCCAATCCGACTTATCTGGGACAACTGGCAAAAATTCAACGGAGAACAAACCGACCCAGGAGACTCAATAGATTACACCATTCCGCAGCTTACCGGCGGAACAATCGCAGAAGGAACAATCAGCGATTACATGGGAATACCGGTAGGTAACGACACCGGCCACAACACGACAAGCGCGCTATGGCACCGCGCATATAACCTAATCTGGAACGAATGGTACAGAGATCAAAACCTCCAAGATTCAGTGTCAAATCTCAGCGGAGATGGGCCGGACAACCTGTCCAATTATGCATTACTCAAGCGCGGTAAGCGCCACGACTATTTCACCTCATGTCTACCATGGCCACAAAAAGGCGATGCCGTATCGATCCCAATCGCAGACACAGCGCCAATCGTTGCAAAAAACGAAGATATATATGCGCAGAACGTATCAGATACGACAGACAGAGCAATAACCTTTGACACAACAAACAATATTCACGGCTCAAGCAGCCCATCAGCAACGGCATTAATGCGATGGGGAACCCAAACCGGCTTAGAAGCCGATCTCACAACTGCGGCCGATGTCACAATAAATCAACTCCGCCAAGCTTTCCAAATTCAGAAACTACTAGAGAGGGACGCCCGCGGTGGAACCCGATATACAGAAATTATCAGATCTCATTTCGGCGTTACTTCGCCGGACGCCCGAGTTCAACGACCTGAATATCTCGGTGGAGGTAGCTCACCTGTTAATATCACCCCAATACCTCAAACAAGCTCAACAGACGCCACAACCCCACAAGGCAATCTTGCTGCTTATGGAACCGCCGGTCTAACAAATCACGGCTTCAGCAAATCATTCACCGAACACTGCGTTGTAATCGGTCTATGCTCGGTAAGAGCAGATCTAACATATCAGCAGGGAATGGAACGTATGTTCACTCGTTCAACCCGCTATGATTTCTACTGGCCCGCGCTAAGTCACATCGGCGAACAATCCGTACTGAGCCGAGAAATATACATCGACAACACAGCAAGCGACTGGGACGTATTCGGCTACCAGGAGCGATACGCAGAATATCGCTATAAACCAGCAAAATTAACCGGCAAGATGCGCTCCAACGTAACCGGCTCACTGGATACATGGCACCTCTCGCAAGACTTCGCCACCAGGCCGGTACTCAATGCCACCTTCATAGAAGAAGATCCACCAGTGGATCGCGTTGTAGCTCTACCGTCGGAACCTCATTTCATCTTCGACGCCTATTTCTCACTCCGCTGCGCAAGGCCAATGCCCCTCTATGGCGTACCTGGCAACATGGACCGCTTCTAATGGGCTTCGATTTCACATTCGGAGTTGGCGACGCCATTGGCGGCTTCCTCGGCTATAAAGGCACTCAGGATACTAACGTCGCGAATAGGGATATTGCGGCGCTAGCCAATCGACACGAAGCTCAACAAGCAGAAATCAATCGAACCTTTCAATCAGGCGAAGCGACAAAAAACCGTCAGTTCCAATCAACGGAAGCAAGCAGACAAATGGCGTTCCAGGAACGCATGTCATCAACTGCGGTACAACGCCGAATGCTGGATCTAAAAAGAGCAGGCGTAAATCCCATCCTTGCCGGCAAATACGACGCCTCGACCACTGCCGGCGCTGCCGGCTCCGGCTCAATGCCTAGCGGCGCCCAGGGCCGCGCCCACACCATACCCATGAAAAACAAATTCGCTTCAGCCTCAGAGATGGCGCGAACAATCATGGAAATCAAAAACCTCAAAGAGACCAACGATCTCATCAAGGGACAGCAAGACAACGTCAACATGGATACCTTTCTCAAAGGTGCCCAAATAGGAAAAACTCGTGCCGAAAAAGACAAAGCAATGGCTGATGCTGCTATTAAAGGCTCTAAAGTGCCTGCTCACAAATTCCTCGAAAAAATCGGAAATGAATTCTTCGAAGAAGTCGGAAAATTCTGGGACAAAATAGACCCAGTACACAACTCAGCCAAAGAGCTAAAAAGAAACTCATATTCAAAATAGGTGATCAACAATGGCAAAACCAAAGTTCAAAACAGCATACGACGCGTATGAGCGTCGGACAAAAAATTTCCTTGGCGATAACGCCATATCAATGACCGAACAGAGTCACAAAGAAGAATGCGACATCAATAATATTGTCGCAAAATATCAAAAAACAGGCGTAATTGATCACCGATCAAAATATGAACCACAATATGGATTTGCAAATTCGGCAGACTTACAGACAGCCCTCAACACCATCAAAACAGCGGATAACATGTTTAATGATCTTCCTAGCAGTATCCGCGATCGTTTTAATAATTCTCCAGGAGCTTTTCTGGACTTTGTGCAAGACAAAGACAACCATCAAGAGATGTTCGAAATGGGCTTGGCAAAAAGCCCTCCAGAAGCAAAAACGGAGCCCGTAGAGGCTCCAAAAACCCAGCCCTCGGCAGAGGGTGAGACGGCCTAAATGTCGAATCCGCACAGTGCCCCACTTGATGTAACTGTGCGGACTGACACCAAAACACCGTCAGTCCACAAAATAAAAAAAAAACTGGTCAAGTATTGACCAACAAAAACAATGATTTATAACCATTATGTATTGTAATCTACTACATTTCAGTGTTACAATAACCGTATGGATAAATCAATCATAGATAGAAACAAAATAGAAGCTCAAATCGATCATATCGATGAGTACCTAGAAAAACAGCGCAAGAATAATGCCAGGTTACGCACCAAGCGTCACCGGCTAATTAAGCTGTTAAATGATGTTGATCAAATCGAACTCAACATCACAGACGGCGACTATCCAGGAGACCTATAACAATGAAAA